TTTACTTGAAGCTGGGGTTATTTTGTTGTTATAAAGAGTAACTAATCGGTTTTCGTCAGTACTTTTATCTTTAACAATTTTTTCGTATTTATTTTCTTCTCTTAATAGGTTATTAGTATTAAAGCTAGGGCGAGGAACGTGTTCTCCAGTACCTTGTAAGGCAATTTGGGCTAATAGATTAGAATTTGAAAAAACTTGGGTATTTAAAACTTCACCTCTAGTTTCAGTTTCAATTTTAGGATTAGATTTTTGTAACCCTATTTGTTTAGAAGTAAATAAAAGACCTTTAGGAAAATCATTTAAAAAACGAGAAATTCTTATAGAATCTGTTGCTGAAGATACTACAGAGAATAAACCTCCTCTAACTGTACCATCAGAACTATATCTTGCAAGATCAGCTATGTACTCTCCAGCAGGTGAGTCTTCAGGTAATCCTCCCTTAATATAAGGTAGACCACTAGAACCACCAAATGGGCGGTCCTTGTCTACTTTTAAGCTTTTTAAATTGGTTTTTAGGTCTTTTAAAGCCATTATTATCCTGGTAAGTTATCCATGTACTTAATAATAGCTCTATCATCTAATTGAGATGGGCTTGGTTTGTTAGGAACGTTAGGATTTCCATTAATTGAGTACTCGTAATGCATTTTAGATGCTACTAATTGAGGTTCTTGTGGTTGAACAGTTCCTCCGTTACCTAAAATAGATGTTTGTTCTTGTCCTAAGATTTGATTTGCCATGTTATTATGTTTTATGGTTTATTATAAATATTAATTATATTTTTCTTGTAGCCATCCCTAATGGAGCTTTTTGCAATTCACTTGATACACGTACTCCATCTAGGTTAGTTTGTACTTTTACTCTAGATAGGGCTTGAGCCATTTTATCGTAGTCGATAGTTTGGGTTTGTTGTTGTGGAGCGGACTGATTAACTATTACAGGTTGGGATGGGTTTAAATTAGTGCCTACTTTTATTTTACCGTCAGCCCCATACATCGCTTTATCATTAGGATTTAATTGAACTGATCCAAATTCCCCAGACATTATAGGTCCTTTTTTGGGGTCAATAATACCATCTTTTATTGAGGGAGTTTTAGGTGTGGTATTTGAGTTAACCACCGCCATAACAGCTGCTATACCAGCTATTATACCTAAAGCTCCTAAACCTAAAGTTAAAGCACTGGCACTAGCTACTGCTGCTGCTGCTCTACCTACTTCTAATCCTAATAAAGTAGCTGTTTTGGGAATCATACCTGCTAAAGCTATTGCTGATTTTCCTATAGATGTTGCTACACTAACTGCCATAACAGTACCTATAAGACCCATTGTACTATATAATATAACAGAATTATCTAACATTTTAGCTAAAATTTGAGCAGGTCCTGCTAACAATTCTGTCATTTTAGCTATAGAGGTATTAAGGGCTTCTTGAGTAGATAATCTTTTGACATCCATTTCATCCATGACCATAGCATCTGCTATAGCTTTATCATCTAGACCTTTTTTTCTTAAACTCGCCATGTACATCTCAGATAATTGATCTCTAGATACACCCATGGCTTTGGCTGCGGCTTCTTGTTCTATTCTATTACCTGATGCAAATGATTGTATTATAGCTTGATTATCAGCTATTTCTTTTGTTAATTTATCAGTTTGGTTAGTTAAGGCATAATATCTAGCAGCTTCTAAATTTAATTGTTTACCTGAAATTACTTCATATTCAAATTCTGCTGCTATTGATGATTCAATGTCTAGTAAGGAACTAGCTATGCCTTCGACTTCTTGTAATGTAAGACCTAAATCTTTTGCCTGTCTAACCGCATCTCCAATTCTATCAACATTATTACCCATAGAGGCTGCTATTGCAGTTGAAGTACTATATACTTCTCTCATTATAGCACCTTGGGCTAAAGCAGATCTGTTTTGCTGGTTATATTGTTTATTCCCTTCTTTAAGGGATTTGTTCATTTGGTCAACAGACTTCCCATTAACTTGAGACATTATAGCAGCTTTATTGGCTTGTTCTTGGGTCATACCCATGGTTTTAACCATTTCAGATGCCGCTGCTAAGGTATCAGGGGAGAAAACAGCTGCTGCATTCATTCCTAATTGTTCTGTTAAAGAACTAGCAGTTTTAATGTAATCAACACTTGTGATTAATCTATCATTAAATTGATCCATTAAAGGGATTTGACCCCCTGTTAAGTTTGTAAATTTAGCTTGGGCTTCATCTAAATCAAGAAAACTTTTTACCATTTTACCTAATATGGCATCAGTCATATTAGTTAAAGTAAATTGTTCCTTCATAGCTGACGCTATGTTTTTATATTTACTAGATTGGGTTTCAAGTTCTTTATTTTGATCTTTTAAAGAAGCAAGTTGATCTCTTAATTCTTTCTTACGCTGAAGATCATAAGGGCCTAGTTTGGAATATTCTTCTCTAAGTTTAGCCATTTCATCCTCATTTAATTTAATTTGGAATCTAGCTTCTTTAGTTTTTTGAATAGCATCTGATATAGGTTTAGATATACCAGCAAACCCCATTTTTTCTAGGAATTTTCCTGCTCCTTCTAATCCACTTCCTAATAATCCTATTTCTTTGTTAACTTGTTCTTGAAGTTCTATAGTTCGATTTAGAGAAGTATTAAATGCTTGTTGTTCATCTAAAGCGGCTTGGGCCGCTGCAAGATCTTGTTGATTTAATTGCCCACTTCTTATAGAAAATTTTAATTCTTCAAATTTTACTCTAGCTTGATTTTGGAGATTTTTTAATTGTTTTTCACTTAAAGCATTTTCACCTCTTCTATAATCAACAACTTGTCTAGAAATATCTGCTATACCATTTATAGATTTTTTAGCAGTATTGTAGTAGGTATTCTGTTTAGACATTTCATTAACAGTGTCTTTAAAACTTTTAGAGATATAGTCTAAATCACTAGAAGCTTCTCTAAATTCTTGTCTTAAAGCTCTAACTGTTAATAATGCTTTATCTAGATCTTTAGGATCAAAGGGAGTTAAGGGTGTGTCTCCTAGTTGTCTTCTAAGATCAGCAATTTCTTGATTTAAAGCATTTATATCTGCAGCCATAATATATTATATTGGTATAAATATGAAAAGCCCCTATTTTTTAGGGACTTTCGCATTATATGTACTTGATTGAGGAATATCAGGTCTTGCTATTTCTTTACCACTTTTATTGGTTAATTGGTTATTTTGTTTTTCAACTGCTTCATTTTCTTTATCGTACCATTCTTTTAATTTATTGAAGGTAAAGGTTCGAAGCCAAATAGGCATTTCATAAACTGTATTCCAATCATATCCTCCCTTACCATGAAATATAATTTCATGGATTTGGGCAAATAAATTTATTCTATGAGTTGATGTCAGGCCAAAAAAAGTTAAGATTAATTGGAATGGCGATGTCCTCCCCGTCATCACCCTTAATAGTTAAATTGATATCTGGAGATATTCTTTTTACTTCTTGTCTTAAAGCTCTAGAGTCTCTTGCTAATAACTCATTATCAACAAATTCTCTAATAGTTTTTTTCTCTGCATCACCATTAACGGAAGTTATGATGTATTTTAATCGAGTCGATAACTCTGGTGAACCATTAGGGTTAATTTTTTTAAGTCCTTTTAGTTCCTGTTCTATCGCTAATTCATCACTATGTGTTAATAGTTTGAAGGTGATTTCATCTTTTGTAGATGGTAATGTAAAGTTAAAGTTGTTACCGTTTTCATAATTTATATCTTCTGGTAATTCTTTGTCTTTTAAAGTTGTTAAATCTACTTGATATACTCTTCCATTAGTTTCAAATTCATAATCTTGGCCGTATCCTAAAATACGAGAGGCAATTAAAATGGAGTTTTTATCTCCGACTAATAAATCTTTAAAATTGATTTTAGTGACTATAAGAGATTCTAATAATTTATCTAATACAATACCTTGTTGAATATAGTTAGAGTTAGTTAAAATGTCTTCCTCACGAGCAGTCATGTATTTCATTTCGATAGTACCGGCTCTTAAAGGAGAATCTTCAGGATAAAGTAAACCTTTTGAAGGCAGATCTACCATTTCAGTAGGGAATTTTGGTTTTGTAACTTGATTTTCCATAAAATTTATTTGTGTTTATATATAAATATAGCGAAATTATTTTCTCTTTACATTTTCTAAAAGGATTTGTTTAACTGATTTTATATTATTGTTAATATCGTCTTCCCAGAATCGAAGCAATTTATAACCATTATCTATTAACCATTTTTCTTTTTCTTTATCTCTTATTAAATTTTTCTTTTGGGTTTCATATTGAGGAATTGGATACTTTAAAGGATTACAATGCCAAAAATCTCCATCAACTTCTATTATAGTATTAAACTCAGGTATGTAAAAGTCATAAAAAGCTTTAATTTCTTTAGCATAAAAAAATTTATCATACTTTATATCTAATAGGTCTAAAATATTAGAAAAGGTTTTTTCTAATTTAGAAGTATGATTTCTATCTTTTTTAATTATATTATCAATAGCTTTTTCACTCATTTTATCTCTAGTTTCTTGAGACTGGACTCTACCTATTCCAAATCCTTCAGGTTTAGGTTTTGGTACTCCTTTAGCTCCTTTTGATATTTTTTCTCCTAATTTAGGATCTTTTCTTGATTCTTTTATAGCTTCTTTCACATAATCATATTCACCTGAAGCAAATTTATCTTTACGTGTTTTAGATATAGCATTTACTCTTTTTTCGGATTTAAGATCACCCCAATGTCCTTCTAATCGGGATTGATGACCCCTTATAAACTTACAAAAATCAAGTTGGCTTGGTTCATAACGTGTTTCTTGACCACAACCGCACCCACATATAGGAGGTATACCCCTATATTTAGTTTGAATTAAATACTCTGTTTTTTTAAGTTTATGAGTATGTTGGATATGTTTAGATAGTTTTATTTCACTATCAAATTTTTGATTACAAAGATTACATTTAGACATAAAAATTCCTTCCGCTGTTTATACTAGTATAAATATACGGAAGGAATTGAATATTGGGATGGATATTAGTGTTTTTAACTAAAAACCAAAAATATCGTCAATAATTTAAAATGCAATAATCCATTGCTATAGTCATAGTGATATTAGCTGCTGCTTCTCCTGAAGACCAATCGTATTCTCCGAAGTTTGCTGATTTTACGAATGCTCCTTTTATAATCCATTCTCCAACTACATCTCCTACAGGACCTAAGATATTCATTCTTAAATCTTTTTTGTAGAAATCTGAGTACCCATCTCTACCTGTTACAGATTCGTGAGCTAGACGTGCCCATTCCATTACTGTTTGAGCTCCTGATGGTGCGATTGGATCGTAAAGTTCTAAGTTCATATCATTCCATCTGATTTTACCTTTTACTTTACGGTAAACGTTGATGTGGTCTAATACAATTTCATTTGCTTCAAATCCTGGTGCTGTTGCTTTTTTGATTAAATATGCTGGGATACCGTCAATGTATAGTATGAATCTATTTTGAACTTTAGGTTCAAACGCGGTAAACATTATTTCGTTTGGGTTTAATACTGCCATGTTTTATATATTTATTATAAATATTTGATTATTAGTTTTTTATTAAAATGTAGCTCCTGTTGGTGTTACATTAAAGTCTAATATAATGAATTCAGCTGTTCTAGTTGGTTGGATAAATATTTGACCTACTAATTGATTTCTATCAATTACATCTGCAGTATTATTTGTTTCATCCATTACTACTTTAAATGCATATAATCCTTGTCTTTGTTGGATAGAATCTAAATATGGATTTACTTGTGATAAGAATCTATTTCTTGTAGCTAAAGTATTTTGTTCGAATACTAACGTGTTAGCAATTTGACCAATATAAGATTTTAACTCAATTAATAATCTTCTAACGTTAATTCTATCTAAAGCTGAAGCTTTTTGTTGTAATGTTTTCTGACCGTAAGCAACTACTCCTTGTCCTGGTAATGTAGCGATTGGGTTTACTTTTCCTAAATATAATGT